GCTTCTTTTCAGGTGTTTTCATACTCATTCCTACATTACTTCGTAACTTAAACTTCACTACGTTCAGCCCCAAACACGTTCATACTCAGCCCTGCGCCACTTTGTGGCTTAAGCTGAACCCCAAACCCTGTCGTAATCAGCCTTATCAATCGTATTCCCAAAACGAAGTAACCTAACGCCACACCAACGACTGCCACAGTAAAGCCAGTCATTGTGCGACGCATACAAACTGGTATGCCCACACTTCGGACATCGAAAGTAATATAAAGTGAATTCTCTGATAGCAGAGTTAGATTTAGTCATATGTCTCCAGAATTATAGTCAGCACCATCAAAGATGGTTTAAGCAGCGCTTTGCTCTGCCTAGTAAAGCATCGGAAAGCCACTGACACAGTTCGTCTACGCAAACTTCCTTAACGCACATCACACTTCAGAAAACTGTAAAAATGAGTGTCACTATGCGAACGATGCAAAACCTACCCTATCACTCCTTCTCATCTTCCGCATTAGAATTAAGATACTTTGCTGCAAATTCCAGCGCAGCTACGCTGCTTAAGAATTCTCGTCATCTTTTGTCAGATACTTAGCCTCGAATTCCTCACGGCTCAGAGGTCTAGCACTTACAACAGCGTTTACAGTCCCAACATGCTCAACAACATTATGCTCAGACCATCCCAACTTCGTCTTAGCCACAAACATAATCATCTGAGGATTCCCAGCCATAACCTGCTCCATCGCAGCAGCAGCTACCACATGCTCCATACTACTCTGCCCAGCATCATAGTCCTCGCCATACCACTTCGTTAACTCCACAGGACTAAGCCCACACATCAACGCCGTGCCCTTCTTAGAAAGACCAGTCCTAGCCAAATCCCTAATCCTTAACGCTATCTCAGGGTCCTTCTCATACCGCTGGCTACTGTAATCCTTTCGTCCTCCCCTAGCCTGTGACGCTAGCGGGTTGGGCCGCACTACCTCAGGAACTAACGCCGTCTCAGTAGCCAATTCAGGATTTTTTACAGATTCAGCATCGCTAGAATCAACCGCCTGTTTTGAATCGAGTT